GTTATCTCTTCGTGCGAAAGCAACTCCGAGTCCTCAGTTATAAATTCAGATAAGAAACACAACACAATATCTCTAGCGTGTTTTATGTTTTTTGCTTTGATCCCCTGGGCGGTGTAAATCATGTCGCCCTCAAGAAACTCTAGGTCAAAATACTTATCCTGTTCCAGTGCCATTAAACAATCCCGCTGCTTGTGATTTAGCAAGTTGTCGAATAGTCTCTCGATCTCGTTCCATCAATGCGTTGATTTCAGCAATATCCACACTGGTTCCGTATTTAGCAGCTAATTCTGCCGCCTTCACCCGAATATCAGCTTCAGCCTCATCGCGTTTAAAGTCATCATCCATTAAAATTTTCATGCGATCCGTTTCTGCATCAACAACATCGCGTCTAGCCTCAACCATAACCTTTTGTGTTTCAGCCTCGGCTTTTTGTATCTCAGCCATTGCCAACAGTGTTGCCGGATCTTGTTTATCTTGTTGTGGTTGTGGTGGCATTGGCGGTATATCAGTATTAATAAACGCACTCACATCCTTAAACCCAGCCAGTTCAATAATTCGTGCCAATGTATTAGCATATTGCTGTAAGCTGACCATCGGGTTTTGTGGCCCTAGGGTTTGTAATATTTGTTCCTGTTTGGTGGAGACTTGAGCTAAAACTTGCATCTTTTCTTCATCCGAACCATTGGATATGGCCACATTAACCACCACATCTTTATCGGTGTCCCAAAATCTGGGATCTACTTCGATAAACTCGTTATTTAGGCGAAATACAGCCTCTTTATCCTGATGTTTAACAACCAAATTGGACACTAACTTGAATAAATCACGCAAACCCTCGCCAAAATGACGACAAATCAGCTCAACTCTACCTTGTGATGCTGAAATAGTGGCAGCAACCGCAGCTTTGGTACTGGATTGCAGTGCATCCGCGTTTAACCCAGCAGCAGCTTTGCTGACACCGGTGCGATTCTCTTTTGCCTCATCTAAATATGCTAAAACAGGAAATGCCTCTTTACCTAAAAACGGTGTCGAGAGTTGTTGCACCATTCCAGGCGCTCTCATTCTAATGGGTTGGCCTATATCGGTATTCAACACATCATCAATATTAACCTGACCTTCAACGATTCCCATACGAGGGAAGATGGCGTGGCCCAATGAGTCAAGCGTGTCTCGCATAATTTGAGACTTAGCCGCCTGTATCGGTATAAGGTAGTCTGCGGGACAACTGCCAATAGCAGTATGCGGTTCGGGATCAGGAGAGAAGATTGTGATAGGTAAATCATCCCAAGGCATAGAGTTGACTATGTTTAAGCCGTTGCCAACAGTGCAGACTCGGATACGCTCATCGATACCATCGCCATCCAAATCGTAAAATAAATAATGTTCAACATACAACACATCTTGACCGTATTGATCGGGTCGGTCTGGGTACATTGAATCGCTTACAGGGTTTCTCGCTTGTGATGCCTCAAACTCGGCACTATCAATCGAGCCACCGGTACCTGAATATTGTTCCATCTCCTCTTTTGAATAACCCATAGCAATTAACTCACCCATGCTCTTAATCATTCGATGCGCCACATAAGGGGAAGTGTGAATATCTCTAGCTGAACGCGAGATTAAAACTTCCTCTGGTGGAATTGCCTCAATAACAACCTGGTCTTTAGGTTTGATGCGTCTGATTTTGACATCGTAGCTGACCGGCATTTCCTCGGTAATCTCTTCACCAATCATGTCATTAACAATGGTAAGGCTTTCCGTGGTCACAGATTCTTCAACCACCTCAATATCATCATCCATCAACAAAGCCGTGTACGCCTCTGGTGAGAGATTACTAAACTCATGGCAAGTGGAAGTAATCGAGTCATCCCAATAGGCTTTAACAAAACCGGTTTTACGAACCAATCCGTCTTTAAAAGCATCATACATCACTTGGAAACCAGGGTTCTTCTCTTGAATAATGTGATTAATATAAGCGGTTTGTTGGTTAGCCAAAGGAATATCCTCAACAGAGTGGGGTACAAACTCAACCACTTTTTTAGTACCAAAGAAGGTACGCATAATTGATGGCAGCATAAATAAAATGCTGTCTCTGACATCGGTAGAAATGTATTCCGATTGCAACTCGGAAGTCGCACCAGGGTCTTTGCCTAAATAATAACGAGTGGCCTCGTCACGCTCTTGTCCTATTTGTTCAATAAAATCTTGTGCCGATTCCATTTCAGACTTGACAACGGATTGCAAGTCCAACATTTCGTTCTCGGTTTTAATATCTTCTTTCTTACCCTTGGTATCTGTATATTCCATTTAGTTTTATCCGACTCTTATAATTTTTGATTTGAGGGGTTTTTTAAAATTATACCCCATTGAAGAAATTGTGCCACCTGTAAAGGATGCAGCCGTACTCGCCATGGTCAATGCCAGCGCATCAGCTTTGTCAGGAGATTTGATTCCGCGCTTACGCATATGCTCTTTCGCCTCAATTTTTATCTTGCCAGCACTTGTATATGTGTATTGAGGGCTGACTAATTCCGCGATTAATTCATCGTCTTGCGGCAGCCGACAATCACGCTTGGTCAACCAATCTTTAATCGCAAACCATAACTCGGCGCGTAGGTTTAAATAATTTCTTTTGCTCGCTGGTGACTCGGCAACATTAACTCCTCTGACTGGTAAGCCCAACTCAGCCAAGCGATCCACCACACCGGAACCCAAACCAATGACATCAATTAATATCTCTTGCGGTTTATTCATAGCGGTGGCTGAATCAAAAATATTTTTTACAGCACCGCACAGTTGCATTAAATCCATTGAGCGAAAAGTTTTAACCTCAAACACGGTATTGCCCTGGCGAACACATAGAGCTGAATTATCAGAGCCGAACCTGGCAACATCCAAACCCCAAACAATCGGTTCTGAGGCGGTTAATTCAACATCACGATTAACCGCAGCTCTGGCTAACTCAATCGGAATAACAGTGTCGTCATCAGCTTTGGGAAATTCACCCATTACCTCGACACGACTCACGGTTGAATCCTCACCGTATTGCTTAATCATTTTATGAAACAATGCCTGGTCGGTGCCTTCAACATCACGCGAGTCAATTTGCTCAGTGTTCCAAAACTCACGCTTGGAATGAAACGAGTCATAAAAAGGGCCAGTATTACGGCGCGGGTTAGAAAACGATAACCAAAAACGATTTTTAGTCGGCTCGGTAAAAAAGCCTTCTGACACAGAATAAATCGGCGAGGGGATACCACTGGCCTCATCCATAATTAAACACACGCCATGCGAGGAGTGAATACCGGCAAATGCGTCTGGGTTTTCCTCAGACCAAAGTTGGCTTTGAGCATAATAATAGCCGCAGTCAATATTTAAGTCTCTGACCAGCAATTCTTCAAACCATGCTTGCGGCTTTAAACTGGTGGCAGTTTTTATAAACCAATGACTATTAATCGATAATGTCAGCCATTTGCCCAACTCAGCCCAGGTTCTCGATTTAAGCTGTTGTTCGGTATTGGCAGTGACAATAATGGTAGAACCAAGACGCGTGGATAGCATCCACAGGATAATCCAGGCGACCAAAGCTGATTTACCAATGCCGCGACCAGATGCAACTGCGAGTCGGAACATTTCGGGCATATCAATAGTTTCGTTTTTTCTAATGTGATTGCCGATATCTCGTAAAATTTTTTCTTGCCACTCTCTAGGGCCAGTAAAGTCTTCGAGGGGGGTGTTTTCCTGACCCCATGGGAAGATGTATTTCACAAAGTTTAATGGCGAGTCTTTAATGTTAATCGACCATATGTCGGTCATTAACTCCTCTTCTTGTTTAGGGCTGTATTTCATATCAAAAAAAATTACAAAAATTTAGTTAGGGGGTACAAAAACAAACACCCCCCTCCCTGGTTTGAGGGGGGGGGTCAAGCAGCGATCCAGCTGCCGGATCAGGGCCATAACAATGACTACGTTCTGGTATAGAACGTGGAAAAGCCTATGCCTAAAGGCTTTCAGGGCATTTCCCTGAACCAAAACTGGAACTACCTGGTTAAAGTTTGGGTTTTCGTTCGGGTTTCCAACCGGAACTGCCAAACTAGAACCCAGTTTAGGTTCCTGTTCCTGAACTGGTTTGGTGGTTTGAACTGATGCGCTCCCCCTTTTATAAGGCTCAAAACTAACAAAGAAAAATCGATTAATATACACGCATCCCCTTATGATCAATGCTTTCATTAGTATTGACATGATTAACAAAACTAACCGTTGTTATCTGTTTTGGTGATCTTTTTTGTTTCAGGAGTGATATCAATTAATCTCCTTTTGGCTGAATCAAGAACATTAGATAGGCTTAACTGATGATCGTGTGTCGTTTCAACCCTATCTCGCCAACGGTTCTCATCTCTATTCTTTAAAAAGAAGATAGATGCAGTTGTGTTTCCACCTAATGCTTGCTCGTATAAGGAGTTGGTCACATTAGATAATCCTTCAGCTACTCCTTGCTCATAAGTAGCATTAAAATCTTTTGATCGTTTACGGTTACGATTGAGTGTATTCCAGGAGACACCCAATGATCTTGAGATTTGCTTTTGGCTTAATCCTTGTGCCGCCAACCTTCTAACCTTCTCAGGATCTAGGTAAATTCTTTTACGACCAACTTTTTTCTTTACAGTCATCTATTCACACACTTTGCAAGCATCATTGTCATCATCAACTATTTCACCTTGATCTAAGGTATCCATAATCTTGTTGCCTAACTCCATACCAACAAAACCACGATGACTCCAATAAGCAGCGATTGTTTCAATATTCAATTCTTCTTTTTTGTCTTGGCTTTCGTTTTCCATAATTATAACCCTTTGGTATTTGTAAACTTTGTTTAATTTTTTTTAAGCGCTTTAACGATTGACTCAAATGAATCCTCTTGATCCTCATGGGTGAATGAATCAACCCTGATAGAGCATTGCTTTTGCCCTGTGTTTAACACGAAATGTATAAAGTTTGTTTTAAGACAAACCAAAGCAAAGACCTGACATTTCTTGGGGTCGTATCTCATCTTTCCATTCTTATTAAAATTAAACTTATAACGAGCATCGTTTCTCCCTTTTTCTTTAAAGCCTCTCAGTGCTGCTTTCACCTGGACTCCATAAAAACAATTATTGCCCAGCTCAAGTATTAAGTCTCGGTTGCCATCAGCACTCGGTGAAAAAGTATTAAGTCCTTTTTTCAATAGGTAGGTCTCAACGATTTTCTCTCCCGCTGATCCTCTTTGGTTCGTATAATGTGCCACTACAAAATCTCATCACACAAAATATTCTCCACATCTTTTTCTTTAATCGGCTTTCTCTCCAATATCTCCACATGACCAAAATCCTTGGATAGTCTTTTCTTTAAATCAAAAGAGTCTTTATCAATCATGGCAAACAATTCTTTAATGGAAAAATACAGGCTGGGTTTTTCAGCATCAGCTAGAGCTGAACATCTAGGTAAGCTCTCAGCATCCAAAGCTATAAATATCTGAGTATCTGTTTCAGGATGATTAGTAACCCAAACCGAAGGACTCAGCTTATCAAACCCCTGATCTTTTGCATAAGTAACTAAAGCATCCAATCCTCTCATCATTCCCTCAGAGTGAGCTTTGATTTTTTCATAGTCCTCAGTAGTGATGGATTGAGATAATAAAAACTGCTGCTTAACAAATCGCTTTCTCAGATCAGGACTAATTAATTCCTGTAACCTTTCCCAACCCCAATCAGCCCCAACTTGAGATTTCTTTTTTAGCATCTCGGAATAAGTCTTGTCCGACTCATCCTTTAGACTCGAATCAGTTTTAGAAAACAAATCATTACTTCTCATAATATAAAGACTCAGTAAAAAAGGCTAAACGCCTAAAATCTGTATGCCATATCCCTAATCCCCTTCTTATAGGGGGATTAGGCATATAGGCATTAGGCATCAAATTAAAAATAATTAGGCAAAAAATTAGGCACCCAATTAGGCACCCCACTGAAACATGCATAGGTATAGGGTTTAAGTGCCTAATCGGTTCTGAAATAATTAGGCACCCTATTAGGCAGTGGGCAAAATAGTGCCTAATCGACCTTTTTTTAAACACCCCATTTTGCCTAATTTTAAAATCCCTCTTGTAAAATTTCACAAACATCTAAAACTCCGGCTGATCGCTATATATATCAAGGCTTTTAGCGGTTTTGACATCATTATCAACGGTGCCAGGGCTAACTTTTAACTCTTTAGCGATCTGACGATTGCTTAACCCCTCATTCTTCATTTGAGCCACCATTTCGACCCTTGATTCTTTAGCTGTTTTATCTTTTGTGAGGATGCCATTACTGTATTTCCACAACACCGGATAAGCATGTTGGCCGTAAAAATGTCGGGTCTTTTCAAATGTCCATTTGAATTTTGACTCATGTAAATTGGTATCTAGTCCTAAAATACCCTCGTCATCATCTTCATCAATACCTTGCAGCTCGATTCTAATGACACAATCCAGGATGACTTCTTTTGCCATTGAGCCTAATTGTTTACCCGATTTACCCGAATGATGCACAAACCAAACTGAGCGATCCTGTTGACGCATTTTAAGCAGTAGGGGATTAACCTCTCTGACCCATTCTTCTGAGCTGTTGGCATCGTCAAACTGCATTAATGTGAGTAGGTTATCGAGAATAATAAAGTCCGGATCAATGTCATCGATAGCATTGTAAAACCATTCTTTACCGTCATTAGTATTTAAAGGTGTGAGTCCTTCCGCCTGATCGTGATGGGAGATAATAATAAGGTTCTGGTTGACTCGTTTAATTAATTCTTCCTTCTGAATCTCACCATCAAAAAGAATCATCATGTCAGCGAATCGTTGTTGTAGGCTTACTGGTGGCATTTCTGCATCCACCAACATTACTTTTTGCGGCTTGGTAATAGGGTAGTGTCCAAAGTCATAGCCGGCAGCCAAACACACCGCCATGATTTGCGTCAGTAATGACTTACCGTGTCCTGGGCTACCATGGATCATTGCCAAATGACCTCTTGCCATTAGGTTATCCATCATCCACACCATCTCCGGATAATCCTTATCCTTGAAGTTGCCGTAGGCATGAAACACCACTCGTTTACCCGCATCGTATTCATTGTCCTTGGCGTACTCTAAAATATTAAGCTGCTCACCTCTTTCAAACGCATCCATTAAATCGTCTTTGTCATTAAAGTGTTTGGGTGGGTTGATAATCTTTACCACCATCCCTAGTTGTTTTAAATGTTCTTTAATCTCATTGGCACACTTAAAACCAGGCTCGTCTTTATCAGGCCAGATTAAAACCTCACTAAATTCCGATAGCCTTGACCAATCCTGATTCTTCCAGGATCCGGTGCCACCATGCCAGGTGACCACAATGCCATCGTATAGAGTTCGAGCGCCCAGATGGGCATTTTCCCCTTCAACAATCAAAGCGGGCAAGTCTTTATCGCCCTCGTTTGAAAACATCAGCGGAAGTAGACCCTGTGGGCGTTTCATTCGCCATGTACCATCTGCCAAGCGGCTAAACGGTCTAATGACCTTACCTGTAAAACGCATCACGCAGAAGTCCTCTGAGTAGCGCGACACCAGCTCGGCATCCTTCGCCATGTTGTGCATTTCAGTGTTGCTGTATGACTTAACCGGCTTACTGTCACCGCCATTAACCACCACCGGCTTTAAGTCCTCAACGCCAATGGATCTGAGAAACTGACTCACATCACTACCGTGATGTTTTTTAATTAAACTGACCATGCCACCACCTTCCTCTGTTTCATGGTCAAACCAGGTGCCTTTAACCAAATTAACACTCAGCGAGCCATTATTGCCGTAGCGTAATTCATGGCCTTTACTCAGACGCTTGTTCTCCTCACCGAGTAGGGCGATGGCTATTTCTTTGCTGTATTGGCTTATTTCAATCACATAAAATTCCTAATGGTCTAGGGGCGGGCAAAATGTAGGAGAACAAAATCCCACCCCTAGCCGTGTTTGACAACCTAAAAGGGGATATCTTCCGTGTTGTCTATTGGGAGTGCTGCTGGTTCTTCGTAGACTCCATTGGGTTCGTTTTTATTAAACTCATCGGTTGCAACCCATTTGACAATCTTAAACTGTGGCACCCTGGTATTACCTTTGCCCACTTTAATTGCCTCAGAGCCGGTGTATTCCACCACAGGGTATTTGCCATCGTTGGCACCCATTAGTGAGTGGATTTCATCGTAGAGCTTTTCAAAGCCAATGTTGCTGCCGGTGGTTGTTGTTGACCATGTTCTAAGACCAATCTCCTGACCGAACAAATCCACACTAAAGCCGCGTTTGTACTCGAATTTCTCATCCTCGCTCTCTCCTGGTCGCAAGCCGCGTTGTCCAATGGCATCATCCCAAGACCAGTCAGGCGCAACACCTAATTGGATTCTACCCCAGCCGGTTTTAACCGAACCAGGATCGATTAGGATGTGTTTAATATCCACTTCCTCGTCAGTACCTACAAACCATCCATTATTAGACGGCATAAACCGGATAAACGATTTGTTATCCGCACTATCATTCAAACCTAATAAACTCATAATTTTCTCCTCATATATTCATTAGTATTAATAAAATGATGGCTGATATGATTAGTACAACCATCAATCCTCTCTCGAAGTCGTTAAAATTTGGGTTCATGTCTTTTCCTGTTCCAATATTGCCAAACCAATGTGGTATGCAATCTGTGGCACGATGGAGTTACCCAATGCCTTTAGTCTGTCTTTGCGATATTGATTCTCTGTCGTGACTCTTGCTATCTCAGGCTCGTTGGGAAAGCCCTCGTGAGAATCCAAAGTGAAGCTGCTTTTGTTATCTAGATCGCTATAACCCTGACCATAACCCATCAGCCATTCCACCCAATCGGGGTTGAGTGAGCCTGTCGGCATGTCAGGGTCTTTTGTCACCGCACATAAATAATTTTTCTTTTTCATGTGTTTATAGCTCTTACTTCCTACTGGCCCACATCCTTTGTATTCGCTTGCTCTTGGTGTGGGCCACAATCTGACTTGTTGTTGTAAAGGCTCAATTTGACCGCCCGATGATTTCTTTCTTTCGCCTTTGATGTTATGTGCATCAAAAGTAGTTGGTGTTGACCATAGGTTTTTCTTATTCGGCAACATCTTCTCTCCTTCCGATGATCCAGACTCGATCTCTTCGATGGGGTGCTTGCACACTGCAAGCTGGAATAACAAACGATTGTGTGGCGTAACCTTCGGTTTCCAAGTCAAAACACACAAGGTCGAGTGCCATGTTGACGAAGCCACCAACATTTTCGACAAGGGTATAAGTGGGTTTTTTTTGTTTAATAATTTCAAGCATTGACGGCCAGAGGTGTCTGTCGTCTTGCGTTCCTTTTTTTCGACCCGCGACACTGAAGGGCTGACAGGGGATGCCACCACAGATGAGGTCGAAGTCTGGAATAGTTCTGATTGTTTCTTCATCATTGGCTAACTCTTTTAAATCTCCATATACCGGTATGCTCGGAAATCTCCTAGTGAGAATATCTCTGCAAAACTCATCGGTTTCACAAAAGGCAACCGTTTCAAATCCACCGGTGGCGTGTAGCCCAAGTGAGAACCCGCCAATACCGGAACAAATGTCAAAGACTCGTACATTCATCAGTGCAACAATTTAGTCATTTCTTTAAACTGTTCCACTAGAAAAAAGAAACGAGAGTTAATGTAGGATTCATAAGAAACGGGTTTTCTTCCTTTGGCAACAGCAGCTTTGCTTGCCTCTTTGTGCATATAGCGAATAAATTTAAGAAAGGAGTTAAAGTC